ATCGCGCATGCTTTCTTAGAAAGTGGATATGGAACAAGTAACTTCGCTAACGGAAAAGATGGAGTATACAACTACTTCGGCATTGGCGCTTACGACAACAATCCTAACTACGCAATGACGTTTGCAAGGAATAAAGGTTGGACAACTCCAGCAAAAGCAATCATGGGCGGTGCTAGCTTCGTAAGAAAGGATTACATCAACAAAGGGCAGAATACACTGTACCGAATTAGATGGAATCCTAAAAATCCAGCTACACATCAATATGCTACTGCTATAGAGTGGTGCCAACATCAAGCAAGTACAATCGCTAAGCTATATAAAAAAATCGGCTTAAAAGGTATCTACTTTATAAGAGATAAATATAAATAAAGAGGTGTATAAATGTACAAAATAAAAGATGTTGAAACGAGAATAAAAAATGATGGTGTTGACTTAGGTGACATTGGCTGTCGATTTTACACTGAAGATGAAAATACAGCATCTATAAGAATAGGTATCAATGACAAACAAGGTCGTATCGATCTAAAAGCACATGGCTTAACACCTAGATTACATTTGTTTATGGAAGATGGCTCTATATTCAAAAATGAGCCCCTTATTATCGACGATGTTGTAAAAGGATTCATTACCTACAAGATACCTAAAAAGGTTATCAAACACGCTGGTTATGTTCGTTGTAAGCTGTTTTTAGAGAAAGAAGAAGAAAAAATACATGTCGCGAACTTTTCTTTCAATATCGTTGATAGTGGTATTGAATCTGCTGTAGCAAAAGAAATCGATGTTAAATTGGTAGATGATGCTATTACGAGAATCTTAAAAGATAACGCGACAGATTTATTGAACAAAGACTTTAAAGAGAAAATAGATAAAGATGTCATTTCTTACATCGAAAAGAATGAAAGTAGATTTAAAGGTGCGAAAGGTGATAAAGGCGAACCGGGACAACCTGGTGCAAAAGGTGAAGCAGGTAAAAAAGGAGAACAAGGCGCACCCGGTAAAAACGGTACTGTAGTATCAATCAATCCTGACACTAAAATGTGGCAAATTGATGGTAAAGATACAGATATCAAAGCAGAACCTGAGTTATTGGATAAAATCAATATCGCAAATGTTGAAGGGTTAGAAGATAAATTGCAAGAAGTTGAAAAAATCAAAGATACAACTCTCAACGACTCTAAAACGTATACGGATTCAAAAATTGCTGAACTAGTTGATAGCGCGCCTGAATCTATGAATACATTAAGAGAATTAGCAGAAGCAATACAAAACAACTCTATTTCAGAAAGTGTATTGCAACAGATTGGCTCAAAAGTTAGTGCAGAAGATTTTGAGGAATTCAAACAAACACTAAATGATTTATACGCTCCAAAAAATCATAATCATGACGAGCGGTATGTTTTGTCATCTCAAGCTTTTACTAAACAACAAGCGGATAATTTATATCAACTAAAAAGCGCATCTCAACCGACGGTTAAAATTTGGACAGGAACAGAAAATGAATATAACTATATATATCAAAAAGACCCTAATACACTTTACTTAATTAAGGGGTGATTTTTATGGAAGGTAATTTTAAAAATGTAAAGAAACTTATTTACGAAGGCGAAGAATATACAAAAGTATATGCTGGAAATATCCAAGTATGGAAAAAGCCTTCATATTTTGTAATAAAACCCTTACCTAAAAATAAATATCCGGATAGCATAGAAGAATCAACAGCAAAATGGACAATAAATGGAGTTGAACCTAATAAAAGTTATCAGGTGACAATAGAAAATGTACGTAGCGGTATAATGAGGATTTCGCAAACTAATTTAGGTTCAAGTGAATTAGGAATATCAGGAGTCAATAGCGGAGTTGCAAGTAAAAATATCAACTTTAGTAATCCTTCAGGGACGTTGTATGTCACTATAAGTGATGTTTATTCAGGATCTCCGACATTGACCATTGAATAATTTTAAACGACTAATTTTTAGTCGTTTTTTTTATTTTGGATAAAAGGAGCAAACAAATGGATATTAACTGGAAATTGAGATTCAAAAACAAAGCAGTACTAACTAGTTTAGTTGGAGCATTGTTGCTATTTATCAAGCAAGTCACGGATTTATTCGGATTAGATTTATCTACTCAATTAAATCAAGCTAGCGCAATTATAGGCGCTATCCTCACGTTACTTACAGGTATTGGCGTTATTACTGACCCAACGTCAAAAGGCGTCTCAGATTCATCTATAGCACAGACATATCAAGCGCCTAGAGATAGCGATAAAGAAGAACAACAAGTTACGTGGAAATCATCACAAGACAGCAGTTTAACGCCGGAATTAAGCACGAAAGCACCAAAAGAATATGATACATCACAACCTTTCACAGACGCCTCTAACGATGTTGGCTTTGATGTGAATGAGTATCATCATGGAGGTGGCGACAATGCAAGCAAAACTAACTAAAAAAGAGTTTATAGAGTGGTTGAAAACATCTGAGGGAAAACAATATAATGCGGACGGATGGTATGGATTTCAATGCTTTGACTATGCCAATGCAGGTTGGCAAGTCTTATTTGGCTACAACTTAAAAGGTGTAGGTGCCAAAGACATCCCAAGTGCTAATGATTTTAACGGACTAGCTACTGTATACCAAAATACACCAGACTTCTTAGCGCAACCTGGCGACATGGTTGTATTCGGTAGTAATTATGGTGCAGGATACGGTCATGTTGCATGGGTAATTGAAGCAACTTTAGATTATATCATTGTATATGAGCAGAATTGGCTCGGCTGTGGCTGGACAGACGGTGTACAACAACCTGGCTCTGGTTGGGAAAAAGTTACAAGACGCCAACACGCTTACGACTTCCCTATGTGGTTTATCCGTCCTAACTTCAAAAGCGAAACAGCTCCACGATCAGTACAATCTCCTACGCAAGCATCTAAAAAGGAAACGGCTAAGCCACAACCTAAAGCGGTAGAACTTAAAATCATCAAAGATGTGGTTAAAGGTTATGACCTACCTAAGCGTGGTAGTAACCCTAAGTTTATAGTTATTCACAACGACGCAGGAAGCAAAGGAGCAACAGCAGAAGCATATCGTAATGGATTAGTTAACGCGCCATTATCGAGACTAGAGGCAGGTATTGCGCATAGTTACGTATCAGGTAACACAGTTTGGCAAGCCTTAGATGAATCTCAAGTAGGTTGGCATACAGCGAATCAAATAGGTAATAAATATGGTTACGGTATTGAAGTGTGTCAATCAATGGGAGCAGATAATGCGACGTTTTTAAAAAATGAACAGGCGACTTTCCAAGAATGTGCTAGATTGTTGAAAAAATGGGGATTACCAGCAAACCGTAACACAATCCGATTACACAACGAATTCACTTCAACATCATGCCCACACAGAAGCTCAGTATTGCACACTGGTTTTGATCCAGTAACTCGCGGTCTATTGCCAGAAGACAAGCGGTTGCAACTTAAAGACTACTTTATCAAGCAGATTAGGGCGTACATGGATGGTAAAATACCGGTTGCCACTGTCTCTAATGAGTCAAGCGCTTCAAGTAATACAGTTAAACCAGTTGCAAGTGCATGGAAACGTAATAAATATGGTACTTACTACATGGAAGAAAGTGCTAGATTCACAAACGGCAATCAACCAATCACAGTAAGAAAAGTGGGGCCATTCTTATCTTGTCCAGTGGGTTATCAGTTCCAACCTGGTGGATATTGTGATTATACAGAAGTGATGTTACAAGATGGTCATGTTTGGGTAGGATATACATGGGAGGGGCAACGTTATTACTTGCCTATTAGAACATGGAATGGTTCTGCCCCACCTAATCAGATATTAGGTGACTTATGGGGAGAAATCAGTTAGAATGACATAGTCATGTCTATTTGAGCAGGTGCGTTACATACCTGCTTTCTATTTACATTTAAAGATAAAATGTGCTATTATTTTACTAGAACTTTTTAACATTTCTCTCAAGATTTAAATGTAGATAACAGGCAGGTACTACGGTACTTGCCTATTTTTTATGCAAATTTAAAAAAACACTTGCTTAATAAACAATTGTTTAGTATAATTATATTTGTAGGTTAGTTGATGACTTACAAATTATGTGTAAGGAGGTGAAAAGCCTCATGCTAGACATAATAAAAACACTTCTAGAACATCAAGTATTGGCAGTACTGATAATTCCAGAAGTGTTAAAACAACTTAGAGAATGGCATCTCGGCTACCTAGACCGAAAGCCAAACAACAAAGATTAACATTATGCTTGGAGCCTGATGGCTCCTCCTTACACTTATATAATATAATATTATTTGGAGGTTTTCAATTATGACAGAACAAATGTATTTAATATTGTTTTTATTAAGCCTACCATTGTTATTATTTATCGGGAGAAAAACACATTTTTATTGTTTAGATAAAAAGAATGGACGTAGATAATATGAGTGATTATAAATTAAAAATAATTGAATTGATCAAAAGTGATATAACAGGTTACCAAATTCACAAACAAACTGGCGTAGCGCAATATGTAATTTCACAATTAAGGCAAGGAAAGCGCGAAGTAGATAACTTAACTTTAAATACAACTGAAAAACTATACAGTTACGCACGACAAGTGTTATAATATAAATGTGAAATGGTCATTCTTGAAATGACTCGGTCGCTACTGGCACAGACCGTTTAAAGTGTCACCACAACATGAACTGAGAATTCATATGACGTTGCTGACGAGCGACAAAGCTCTGTGTTCCTGAACGGGAGTAGGTTTGTGTGGTGGTTTAATTTAGTAACAGCATAGACTGTCTATAGCAAGGTTGCCGAAGAGATTCTAAACGTATTCGTAAGTACGTGGTCCTTGCTAGATAACCGTATCTTAACCGATGCGGTTATTTTTTACCACACAACCAACAAAACCACACCACCTATTAATTTAGGAGTGTGGTTGTTTTTGTTGGAAGTGTGTATCAGGTATCTGCATAGTTATTCCGAACTTCCAATTAATAAAACTCTATACCCGTAATCTTCAATGAGTTCTGGCGCTTCCCTTTAATTCCTTTTACATATTCAAAATGAATGTTTTTGATTGCCATCTTTATGAATTCAGTTTTTAACTCATCTTCCATTAATTCCCAGCCGTTTAGCAATGAATACTTGAAATTTTTAATCTTCTCATAGTTAAAAGTCTTACCCTTATCATTATCCTTGCGCTTTTCATACTCATGTATTTCTTTGTCAATACGACTTATTATTGGAAAAGCTTCATCCTTATCCATCATACCTTCTATAAAAAGTGTTTGACATCTAGCGCGTTCTTTTCGCAACTTTTCAATATCGATGCCGACATCTTCTATTTCTTTAGGTTGGTTTTCGATTTTATATGATGTTAAATCAAATTGTTTTAGATAATTGTAAAATTGTTTTAAAACCTCGCCTTCGTCGATGTTACATGCATTTTTATTTTTAGTATTTTTGCAGTTAGAACAAAAGTATAGTTTAGAATACCAAACTTCTTTATTTTTAGGCGTATGCTTGACTGTGTTTAAAGTCAATTTCTGGTTACAGTTTGGACATAATAGTTTACTTCTGAAAATAGCGTTATGTTTTACGATTGTAGAGTTAGTTTTTTCACTTATCCTTAATTTTATTTCTTCGTATTCTTCTTCACTTATAATAGCTTCGTGGGTGTTTTCGACGAATATGTCACCGAAAACAAGATGACCTCTAGCTACCGGACTCGTTAGAGCATTGCCTATAACTGATCTGTGCCAGTTTTTACCTAAGGGTGCTTTGTATTTAGAGTTGTTCAATTTTATAGTTATTTCTCTTAAACTAGTACCTTTTTTCGCTTCTTCTACTGCAAATCGTAATACTTTTTTATATTCATTAGGCACAAATTTATCGTTTACTCTGTCGTAATAGAAAGGAGGGACAGTTTTAGCTAACCCTTTTCTAGCTGATGCGCGTCGACCCATTGCAGTACGCTCTTGAATTGTAGTACGTTCCCACTCTGCCATAGCACCTACTAATGTTACGAACAAACGTCCCATAGCAGAAGTTGTGTCATATACTTCTGTTGCGCTCCTAAACAACACGTTTTTATTCTCAAACAATTCTAGTATCTCTAGTAAGTCTTTAACACTTCGAGTTAATCGATCTAGTTTATAGACTAAAACCAAATCAAAATTATCTATTTCATTCAACATTTCTTGTAAAGCGGGTCTGTCTTTTTTAGCTCCGGAGTATCCAGCGTCAGTATATACTTTATGAATTTTCCAGTCGTTTATGTCGCTGTAAGCTCTTAATTTTCTTTCTTGTTCTTCGATAGAGTGTCCTTTTTCTTTTTGTTCAAGTGTACTCACTCTAGTATAAATTGCTACTTTCATGTGCTCCCTCCTCAAAATTGGCAAAAAATAATAAGGGTAGGCGGGCTACCCGTGAAAATTGTATAAAAAAAGAGAGAGCGCAGATGCACCCTCTCATGTCGCAAATATTTCAGCGACTTGTCTAATTTGAAGCTTGCCGCAAATATTTCAGCGGCTTGTTTTGTATATATGTAATATACCATCAAAGAGAGTGTAGTTCAAGCGATTTAACTAAGAAATCTAATTTTTATACTATTTTCAATTTTATCTACTGTTTCTTTTGAATATGATATTTCTCCGGCAGGGTCATACCTATTAATTTTCGATATTCTATCCTTGCTGATTGTAGTGATATTTAAAACGTTAGCATAGGTCTTTTTATACTTGAATCGCTCATATCTTTTGCGAACCTTCGAATATTTTTTGAAGTCGTCATTCAGCGATTTGTTTTCATCAAGTAATTTTTGATCGTATGGGTTTTCTGCTTTTGACACCTTTTCAAGATTGTTCATGATTTTTTTAGCTAAATCCTTACCCGTTACGTCCATTTTTTCCAATACTAAAGGTAACAAATCTTCTTCGATATGCACATTGAATTTACTTCTGGAAGATGTAAGTGGAACTACCGTTAATATTGGATTTTTATTTGAATCGTGATTATTAAGTACCATACAAAAATGGTTTCCAGAAAACTCTCTGCCAACATTAACACCTAACTTTACATAAATTATAGTGCCTTTTTTATATCTGGTGTAACTTTTGTTTTCTTTTAACAATCTAACTTCATCCAATAAAAACTCTGAATATTCAAGACACCATGAATTCATATATTTAAATTTGTAAATCTCGCTATTTTGAATCTTTTTAAAATTATTAACTGCTGTTTCTAAAGGTGCGTTCTCTTCCATCCCTCATCCTCCTCGCGCCACATAGGCGTTATTAATCACAATACAACTTTGCCCATTACTTTAATATTACTAAACGAAGCGACTTTGATATCATCATACTTCGGATTTAGAGATACCAAATTAATATAGTCTTCGCATATATCTACACGCTTGATAAGACTTACTCCATCTAATACAACGAGTGCAATTGTACCATCTTTAATAGAATCTTCTTTCTTAATAAAAGCGTATGTTCCTTGTTTTAACATAGGTTCCATTGAATCACCATTAACTAAAATACAAAAATCAGCATTTGATGGCGTTTCGTCTTCTTTAAAAAATACTTCTTCATGCAATATGTCATCATATAATTCTTCTCCTATGCCAGCACCAGTTGCACCACATGCAATATACGATACTAGTTTAGACTCTTTATATTCATCTATAGAAGTGACTTTATTCTGTTCATCTAATTGCTCATTTGCGTAGTTAAGTACGTTTTCTTGGCGGGGAGGTGTGAGTTTGTTGTATATGGAAGTGATGTCGTTTTTTTTATTATTTCTTGTAGGAAACAAATCATCGATACTGATATTTAAAATATGAGCAATTTCAAACAAATCATCTTGTTTAGGAGTTCTGTACCCTGTCTCATAATTTGAAATAGTAGCTTTTTTAGTGTTGAGTTTTTCTCCAAGTTGATCTTGAGTTAAGTTCAATTTGGTTCTATAGTATCTGATTTTATTGCCTATAAATTTCGCTAATTCTTTTTTATCCATTTTCTTACCTCCTTAAATTTACCTATAGTATAACCCAATTATTTTTGGTATTCAACAAAAAAATACACGAAAAGCAAACTTTTATGTTGACTCAAGTACACGTATCGTGTATAGTAGGTTTTGTAAGCGGGAGGTGACAACATGCAATGGAATTTAATAAAGTTGAGAAAAGAAAGAAAGTGTACTCAAGAAGATTTAGCAAACCTCTTGAATATATCAACTGAAGGTTATCGTTTAAAAGAATTAGGAAAGCATCAATTTAAGAATGATGAGATGTTTATTATCGCTGATTTTTTTGACGAAAATATTGGAGATATTTTTTTACCCACAAAGTACACGAAACGCAAACAAACATCTTAAAGGAGACATAACAAATGCAAGACCAATCATTAAAATTAGTAAAACTACAACTAAAATATCATAACCTTTCAGGACAAATTGAAGCTTATGATAAATCACTTAAAGAAATAAGATACACTCGAGATCTTTTCAACAAACATCTAAGCATGAATAACGAAGACGCATTTGCTGGTTTGGAAATGGTAGAAGATGAAATTACTAAAAAGCTACGAAGTGCTATCAAAGAGTTCCAAAAAGTAGTGAAAGCGTTAGACAAGCTTAACGGTGTTGAAAGCGATAACAAAGTTACTGATTTAACAGAGTGGCGGAAAGTGAATCAGTAACATTCACTTCTTAATATAACCACGCTTATCAACATCCACATTGAGCAGATGTGAGCGAGAGCTGGCGATGATATGAGCCGCGTTTAAATACATTCGATAGTCATTGCGATAACCGTCTGCTGAATGTGGGTGTTGAGGAAAAAGGAGGATACTCAAATGCAAGCATTACAAACATTTAATTTTAAAGAGCTACCAGTAAGAACAGTAGAAATTGAAAACGAACCTTATTTTGTAGGAAAAGATATTGCTGAGATTTTAGGATATGCAAGATCAGACAATGCCATTAGAAATCATGTTGATAGCGAGGACAAGCTGACGCACCAATTTAGTGCATCAGGTCAAAACAGAAATATGATCATTATCAACGAATCAGGATTATACAGTCTAATCTTCGATGCTTCTAAACAAAGCAAAAACGAAAAAATCAGAGAAACCGCTCGGAAATTCAAACGATGGGTAACATCAGATGTCCTACCAGCTATTCGCAAACACGGTATATACGCAACAGACAATGTAATTGAACAAACATTAAAAGATCCAGACTACATCATTACAGTGTTGACTGAGTATAAGAAAGAAAAAGAGCAAAACTTACTTTTACAACAAGAAATTGGAGAGCTAAAACCCAAAGCAGACTATGTAGATGAAATCTTAAAGTCAACTGGAACATTAGCTACAACTCAAATCGCGGCAGACTACGGTATATCAGCACAAAAGTTAAACAAACTACTACACGAAGCTAGATTACAACGAAAAGTGAATAAACAGTGGGTGCTTTACTCAGAACACATGGGCAAGAGTTACACAGAATCAGACACTATACCAATTGTACGCTCTGACGGTAGAGAAGACACAGTTTTACAAACTAGATGGACACAAAAAGGTAGATTGAAAATACATGAAATCATGACTGAATTCGGTTATGAAGCTAACGTAACTGCTTAACAGGAGGGCGCAGCAAATGGAAGATCAAAACAAAAAAGTCATTTATTACTACTATGACGAAGCAGGTAATAGACAACTATTATCAATTGGAGATTTGAATCTCTATTTATTAAAAGATATTAAATCAAGATTTGGTTTATATAAAAAACAAATCCCTGATTTAGATAATCTGTTCGTTCAAATAGACGGTGTTGAATTTAAAGTACTATAACCCGAGCAATGCACCTCTTAAACAACATTATACACGAAAGGAGCATAAACAAATGAACACACTATACAAAACAACCTTCCTCATCACAATGGCAGTTGCGACTTGGAAGGTTTGGAAGATTGAGAAAAACACAAGATTTAAACTTAGAAATTTTGATTATCCAAAAATTAATAATGCTCAGAGCAAATCATTGTTGGATATTGCTAGTCACGATTTAAAAGATATTTAACTGTATTCAAAATTTTCATATCTTGTTGAGCTTTTAAGCTTTCGTATAAAGCTATTGAATAAATAATTTCGTAAGATACGTTTTCAGGAGCATCTTCTTTCAACTTATTTATTCTATCTCTAAAAAAGTCACTGTCACCACCGAATTCTTTTTCGGCTTGATTACTAAGTTCACCAAAGAAATTTTGAAAATCATTAAATTCCATACTTATCACCTCCTTTCACTAGGAGATAACTAAATTATACACGAAAGGAATGGTAGAAGTGCCACCACACATTCAACAAATGTTATACGAAATCCAGTTAAAAGCTGGTATACCTCAAAAATTAATGGAAATGCAAGGTTTGATAAACGATGAAACAACCAAAGAGGAGAAAAAAGAAAATGAGTGACACATATAAAAGCTATCTATTAGCAGTATTATGCTTCACAGTCTTAGCAATTGTACTCATGCCGTTTCTATACTTCACTACAGCGTGGTCAATTGCAGGATTCGCAAGTATAGGGACATTCATATTTTATAAAGAATACTTTTATGGGGTGGATGATTAAATGACTTGGTTTGAAGAATACGTTAAACCTAGTGTGGAATGGGAAAGAAAGGCAGAACAAGCTGTTTTAAGTGATGATGAAGTTAAAACGATCACTGAATATAGAAAGAAGTACAACAACCCGCATATTTACATGTCGGCTCAGAACAGAAATTATCTTGTTGAATATTTAGATAGACATACTGGAGACATAGTATTACACAATTTAAAACTTAAGAAATCATCCAGAAGAAGAGTGCATCAATATTTAATGGTCGGCCAAATAGTAGTGCCGGGCGAACCAAAAGGCACAATTTATGAAGCATCTCTGATAATAAGATAAAAAAACTGCTACTTGCGCCAACAAGTAACAGAGACAAACGATTAGCAAAATTAATTCACGTTCAATATAAAACGAAAAACGGAGGAAGTCAAGATGTATTACGAAATAGGCGATGTATGTCAGAAGGTAATTAATGTAGACGGATTTGATTTTAAATTAGCAGTTAAGAAGAAGGACCACAGCATTCTGGTGAATATCTTAGATTTAGAAGATAAGTTTATCGACGGCATAAACATAACTAATGAGAACGATCTATACACAGCATTAGACATATTAAATCAATCTATTTACGAATGGATTGAAAATAACACAGATGAACAGGACAGACTAATTAACTTAGTCATGAAATGGTAGGTATAAGCATGAGAGATACAGAAAGAAATATATTGAATATTTTTAAGACGTTATTCGACGAATATACTTTGTCAAACCAACGAGCATTATTGGAAATTGAACGTAATCATCACGGATACTTATCGATTAATTTCTTGCACTATCACGACAGTTACAAAACAAACAATAAGCTTGTGCAGATACATGAAATCAATCCAGACAGCCATGAACGAATAAAAAATTTAATTATCGAGGTGCTAAGAGGTCATCGGAAGATTAAAAAAGGAGCATGAGGAAAGATATGAAAATAAATAAGTTAACTATATCGAACTTTGCTGGAATCAAAGAAGAAAAATTTAACTTTGACGGTAAAGATGCAAAAATATACGGCAATAATGCGACTGGCAAGACTACAACAGCAACCGCATTACAATGGCTGCTTTTCGATAAGGGTTTAGACGGTTCAACCAAATCATTTAACCCTGTACCTTTAAACGAAAAAAACGAAGAAAATTATGAGTTAATTCCGACTGTTTTCGCAGAATTTGAAATCGACGGAAAAATTACGACTTTTAAAAAAGAGTCACATCCTAAATACACAATAAATCAAAAAACGAATCGCAAGGAATACTCACGAAGTCGAACGAAGAAACAATATATCAATGATGAATCAATAAAAGTAAAGGATTATAAAGCTCGTATTGATGAACTGATTGATGAAGATGTATTCAAGTTAATTACGAACCCTCAAGCATTTAACTTACTAGATTGGAAGAAACGAAGAAGTTTGTTGTTTGAAATCGCTAAACCAATCAATGATGAGGATGTCATTAAAACAAATGATGATTTTAAAGAACTAAATAATATTCTTGGAGATCACGAAATTGAAACAAAGAAAAAGATTCTTACAGACAAGATAAAACAGATTAACAAAGATATCAAAGATATTCCGATACGTATTAACCAAACGCAACAAAATAAGCAGGATGTACCGGAATTCGATAATGATAGACACACAATCATAAAACAAGAAATTGAGCAACTTGAAAATGAGCGTATAGATATTCAAAACGGTAAGGAAGAAATTAATTTGCGTAATCAATTAGCTGATAAACAATCAGAATTGAAACGCATAGAAGACAATAACAGCGCAAGTAATGAGAACAAAATCCATGCTTTAACAAATGAATTACACGTTGAAAATGGAACGGTAGCAAACCTTAAAACGAGATTAAAGCAAAACAA